GTCGTAAAGTACATGCACACCAGGTGTTATGAACTTCACATCACCTTCCGTCGGAATCCTCTGACGTATGGTGTCCACCAGCGGGCGAATTTGCCTAGCTGGTATGAGGCGTGGTAATCCGATATTCGTCGGTATCACTCCCCCTGCCTCGACCGTGGTATACGGCCGGGCATCTTCCCAAGTCCTATTCTCCGGAACTAGGACTGGAACCGGTGACGTATCGACATAAATGTCCGATAGTATCACTGATTGATCCAGGATTAACTCTTTGTAGAGCCCTGAAGCAATGTACCTCCCAAGTTCTCGACAAACGATATTAAGGAGGTGTAGAATCACTTTGGTGAGCGGATCACCCATCATGATTCCCCGTACGAGGTCCACGTATCGATCCGTGTCTTCGTATGCATGTCCAGTGGTAGAGAATATACCTTTACCAGAATAGACAACGCGCCGAGGTGAGAAACAAGTTTTCTTCACTATCTTGCGCATAAGACGTGGTATGCCACAAGCGAGCATCCACTTCTCCGCGAATATCCATGCTACCTCATGGTGCATATTATCCGTAGCGTTCTCGAAGTCCGTACACTCCGCGAACACTTGCTCGTATACTACGTCCTGTACTATACGATCCTGCATAGGCGAATAGTCCTTCTGGGTACCTCTCGCCTGTGCAAACGCAATGTTTCTATACTCATTCGCGTAGAAATCATTGAATAAGTTCCATCCATGGGCATCCATGCCCATTCCGGACTTACTGGTCGGGACCTTCTTCAGGGGCCACGAACAGATCTTGGAGACTACATCTAAAACTATTTTTAGACAAATCTTCCCTTTGGTCACAGTGCGGGCTTTCGCCGGCTCTTTGACCACAAGCGCCCGAACCTGGGATATTTCCTCAGGTTTGGAACGGAGTACTTCTTCCAGAGACCTCCAGAATATGTACTCTCCTGCCTCTACGTCTTCGTGTGAAACGTCGCGTAGATACAAACCGGTTTCAAGGTCGATAATTTTCGCCTTTACGCCTTTGTGTAGCCCGGCAATAATATCCGATATTGCCTGCACACTCCCCCCGTCCTTTTTGGTTTCTTCCCAACAGGCGGCGGTAGTCAGTGTGATCCTCGCTTTTGTAGCAAGCCCACTGAATGCATGGTCCGGCATCCTCGCCATTACGCGATTGATGCCAACCATGACCAGAGACCTCTGACTGGGTGTCAGCGGTTTCGGTACCGTCGAAATACAAACGAGTAGCTTGTGTTTCGACTGGTGCACGACTAATGGTGGTGGAGTACCCATACACCTAGTCTGTGATAGGGTAGAACGTATGGCTACGGACCACACGTCTCCCTCTGTATCGACGGCTTCCCTATACATGGGTACCATCGTTCTTAGCCAGTGGGGGATCTCTTTTTCGAACTCCACTGACTTGATGTACGCGTCCCTTGAAGAGAGCGCATACTTCTTGAAGCACTTGCGAACCTTCTTCAGTTCCGAGTACCTCGTCGTTAGAGTAAGACATGCAGGATGCATCTCTCCATCTAAGAACTCGTCATCAATAAGTATGGCGAGATGTCTTAGGACGAAACAATCATATTTCTCCCAAGACCAGTGTTCATTCGGAAAGGCTAGAAACCTCTGAATAAACATTCCTCCGACTGTCTTAAGGCATTCGATCAATCGGAGCGACCTCGACCTCCTATTTCTTAAAGAAAGGTCGATGTATATGGATTTCGTCAGGTCTTTTGACCAAGACGGATTTCCTTTCCCTGCAAGGAAAGCATCGAGCTTCCTCTGCAGAGATCTTGCCCAGGATTTGGTCTTCTCCTCCTGAGCTAGCGATACGAGTCGAGAACCCCAGAAGGTCTTCTCGTATAAGAAACGCATCTGCGTTTCATGTGAGGCAATGTCTGCGAATGTAACATTTGCCTTCACGGGTCCGGACCAGCCAGGAATCTGGTTAGCCGGAATCTTGTTTTCCAAGGAGACTTTATCCCCATGCCAAACAAGAATTTCTAGATCGCGGATAAACTTTCCCGCCTTCCTAGAAGGGTCTGATTCAAGAGATACCGCATCCCTTGCACAGGCTAACGAATAACCTTGGATAATTTTCCAAAAGTCTTCGTAATCGATTCGATAAGGTATGTTTAACCTATCTGATCGCTTTAGGTGGTGTAACAAATCGTCAACATCACCTAAGGGCTTTATGCCCCCTTCGATTTCGGGGTCATATAGCGTGAACCCTCCATCAACATCGGATTGAATGGACTGTTCTTTGTCTCCGGACCGTCTCTTCAGGACAAATCCGTGTGACAACGGAGTATCGCCCTGATAGTTCAGGGACCTATTCCGCGAGTGCATGATCGCAAGTGTGTCTGGTACTTGCTTCACGCTCAAATGATGCTTCCCCGTAAGGTATTCCTTAGGAAAAGAATCATATGCTAGCCTTATGTGCCTGTCTGAGCGCATCGGCCAGTCTAGCTTGAACGAGCAAATTTTGCTCAATTCACGCGAGATGTCAGGCGGGGGTATTACTTTCGCCTTGACTGCTGCAACGTACTGTGTTACCACAGTTTCTGTCTGCAT